TCGGTACCGAAATCAGCGGCCATATAACCACGTTCGTAGCGGGGCATGGATTTGAACCATGGACCTCTGGGTTATGATCCCGAGCCGCCCGGTCAGGCGGCCAGAACCATAGCCGGGGTCTTCCACGCCCCGCCACGTAGGCGGAAGTCGTCAACGTTGACGACAGGCAAACCTCCGTTTCCTTTTAGCTCAGATTGAGTAAGGTCAGGGCGCATCAGCGTGTCAATGGAGACACCGAAGAATTGCGCAGCACGGCACATGTCGTTGAAAGACCATTGTGCGCCGGTGTTAATCATTCGATTCAGATTCTGGCGATGCTTGCCCATGTATGCGGCGAGATCGCTTTGCTTCAGCCCTCTCAGGCTAAGCATCATCCTTATGTTGCCGATGGCTACGGCTTGGTAGTCGATCACCGCCGGCGGGGCTGTCAGTGTTTCGGTCATGGCATCACTATAACCACTTTTGATTACAAAGTCAACACGCTGACGATTTGTAACTCTGTCACTCAATGGTGTATCTGTAATCACATGCGGTTACAAACACAGGAAAACAAGACAGCACAAATCGTGCTCGACTTGCTCGATACGCGGAACATGACACAGTCCGCGCTCGCCGACGAGATCGGGCTGACTCGGCAAGCACTGTCCAGCAAGATCAACGGCACTCGCAGCTTCACCAAGAAGGACTATGTGGCGCTCGCTGACTTCTTCGACACGTCCGTGGACTATCTCATGGGTCGCACTCTTGACCCGTGGCCGGTGGACGCTCCCCAAGCCGAGGGGGTGGCGTCATGAAGGTGAAAGACCTGTACTGGGCGGCCAGGAACTCGACCTTTTTCATAAACCTGGAGAGCGAGGGCCGGCCGCTGCTGTGCGAGCCGAGACTATCCGACGAGGGTGGCGTGCGCATCCGTCTGTGGCTGCGCGACCCCGCGGGAACGGGGACTGGCGGCGCGATCGCCCTGCTGTCCCGCGACGAGGCGGCGGTCTTGGCGAATGCGATCGACACTCGGCGCAACTGGGTCGGCGAGAAGGCCGACGACGCCTTGCCGCGCATCGGTGTGAGCGCCACCGTGGACTCGACCATGATCCGGTTCATGGAATGCAGGGGAGAGGGGCATATCGCCCTGACCGTCACGGAAGCCGGACGTCTGGCGTCATGGCTGCACGACATGGCCGACGGCCGTTGGCGCGACCACAACGGATATGTGCCGGAGGTAGTGAAATGAGTAACGCCTATGAGCGTCGTGGCGCACAGCTCAACATGGAAAGCCTTTACATACGCCACGACGTCATCAGCGAGCGCAAACTGGCAAGGCTTAACCCCGACCGTCCAGTTTCTTTTCGAGCCGATCAAGCCGTAAGTCGATTTGGAACAACGCTTGGGCGATGTCCGCTAGACCCTCGGTCATCCGTGACTCATAGGCATTTCTAGCGCTTGCCTGAGCCTGCTTGAACTTCGTTTCCGCTGAGCTCGCCCAGCTTGCAGCTCCACCCATTTGAATACTTCCTTTCCCCGCATGCAGCGGATTGTTTGTGTTGCAGCTTCAAGCCTACGCGGCACGGGGAAAGGACCTTATCTTCCGAAAGGAACCCTCATGATCTGGTTCGTCATCTCCATCATCCTGCTGCTCTTCAGCGCCGCCGTCACCGGCGTCGCGCTGTCCAACAACGTCAAGGGGGCCGGCATCGGCCTCATTCCGGGCCTCGTCGGATTGCTGCTGCTCATTCCCGCATGCCTGTATTCCGTGGACGTGGGCGAGGTCGCGGTCATCCGCAACATGGGCGGCAGTCTGGCCGGCCATTCCGAAGACGCGGGCTTCCATTGGAAGACGCCGTGGCAGAGCGTCATCAAATACGACACCCGTAACAACCTCATCAACTTCTACAAGGACACCGATTACAAGTACGACGGCGGCAGCGCGGTCGGCAAGCAGGTCGCCGTCAACGACAAGAGCGGCGCTTCTGCGGACATCGACGTCCAAGTCAACTACAGCCTTGATCCGAGCGCGGCCGAATACCTGTACTCGGAGTACGGCAAACAGCAGACGTTCACGCAGAACTACATCAGCAACGACCTGCGTTCAGTGGCCCGCGAACAGTCCGGCCGGTTCGACACCCTGACGATGCTCACCAACCGAGGCGAGTACACGAAGGCCGTGCAGGATGCGCTGGCGGCGAAGTGGAAGAAGATCGGCCTGACCGTCGAACAGGTCAGCGTGCAGGACGTGCGCTACGGCGAGGCCATCACCAAGAAGTACACGGAGGCGCAGGCCGCCGAGATCGACAAGCAGAAGGCGTTGAACGAGCAGCAGGTCGCCAAGACCGAGGCCGAGACGAAGAAGATCAAGGCACAGGGCGAGGCCGACGCCAACGCCGTGCTCAACGAGAGCCTGACCGACAACGTGCTCAAACAGCACTACATCGACGCATTGTCCAACGCGGATCAGCTCGTCGTCGTCCCCGACGGTGCGGACACGCTCGTCCAGACCAAATAAGGCGGCGGTCATGTTCAAGCGCTATCCGTACACCATCGCCCTGTTGACCGTCATATCGTTCGTCGTCTGCATTGTGTGGCTGTTCACCCATGAGGCGTGCATGCACCCGCTCGGCAACGGTCTGGCCGCGTGGTGGGCGTTCATCGTCGTGCCCATCCTGCTCGTCACCATCGTCGAGGAAGCAGGAGGAGAGGAATGAACTTCGATGCACTCGTCTGGCAGCAGTGGGTGATCCTCGGATACGCGCTGCTCGAACACTTCATACTCATCGGCACGCTGCGCGAAACGAAGGCCAAGCCGGGAGCGGTTGTGTACCAGTTGCTCAGGCTCGTCATTCTCTGCGTGCTCGTGCTGACCATCTAGAGACTTGCCCGCCGGCATTGCAATTACCTTCCACCGGCGGGCGGCGACAAGGAAAAGTCGTACAAAACCACCTCTCTCAAACCCCGCACGTCGCCACCTCTCCACATTTTCCGGCGGCGTGCGGTACGGGCGGGCAGGTTCGCCCCCGGTCGAGATTCGCGTCAGGCGGGCGCGGGCAAAGACCGGGAAGCCGTTCGATTCGGCCACCGTCCACTGCGATCGCGTCAACGTCGCCCCCTCGCACGCCACTGACAGGACACGCGGAATGCCCGTGCGAGCGGGGAGCGATGGACACGGCAGGCTTCGACTCCTGAGGCCGCACCACCGAGTCCAGCGCGACCGCAACCCGCAGACTCAACAGCGACCCGCAATGGGATCGCACGCTGATCTTCCCCCGCTTCGGCGACGTGGTCGTTGACCGCGACCGCCGGCAGGTGTCCGCGCGCTGCATGTGGAAGATCAAGGCCGACTACCAGATGAAAGGAACCAAGAAATGACCGAAGAAAAGACCGATATCTCGCTTGAGGAACGCTTGGCGAAGAGACTCGCCGCCCGTCTGCCCAACTACGACGATGGCCGCGCCGACACCGCCGTCGTGAGGGACGCGCTCGAATGCGCGCTCAAGGACGCCGGCGTGCGCCTGTGCGAGCCGGTCAAGGCGAGCGTGTATGTCGCCCCCGATACTGGCGGGCTGCCCAAGTTCCTCGAAGAGGCGTTCAAGAACGCTCAGCCGATAGGCCGCGTCATCGCCGAGGAAGACGAGGAAGACGAGGAAGACGACGAGACCCTGGCCGAGCTGGAGCACATGCGCGACGTGGCCGACATGGCCTATGCGGCGCTCTCCGACCTCGCCCTGCACTGCCACAACCGCCGCGAAGACGTGGCATGGGGCATCGCGCGCCGCGCAGCCGAGGACGCGCACGCCCTCGCCACGTTCGTCGGCGACTGGATCGAGGACATGGAGGACGAGGACTAGTGGCCGACGAAACCGTCATCACGATCATCGGCAACCTCACCGCCGACCCCGAACTGCGCACCCTGTCCAACGGCAATCCGGTCGCGTCGTTCACGATCGCCAGCACGCCCCGCACCTACAACCGCCAGACGCAGCAGTACGAGGACGGCACGGCGTTGTTCCTGCGCTGCTCGGCGTGGAACGACCTCGCCCGGCACATCAGCCAATCATGCTCGAAGGGCATGCGCGTGATCGCCCAGGGCCGCCTCTCCCAACGCTCGTATCAGGCGCAGGACGGCACCAACCGCACCGTGGTCGAAATGACCGTGGACGAGATCGGCCCCAGCCTGCGGTACGCGACCGCGCAGGTCACGAAACAGGGCGGCCGCAACGGCTATCAGGGCGGCGGCACCTACGGCAACCCGAACGGCCAGCCCCCGCAGCCCCCGCAGCAGACGACACCGCCGCCGGCGTCCGACCCGTGGGCCAACGGCGGCAGCGGCCACACGCCGGACATGTTCGCCGCCGACACCGGCGACCCGGAATTCTAGAAAGGACACCCTCATGGCAAAGAAAAAAGACTCGAACCTTGTCCAGGACGCGCTCATACCCGACGAAATGAGCCCGCTGAGCCTGCTGGACTTCAACAGCTCGTGCGCGAAGATCAAGCAGGCGGCCGTGGACTTCCGCCGCGCGGTCAACCACAAGATGCAGCTCGAAACCAAAGACGCCTACCTCGACAAGTTCCACCAGATCGACCCGTACACCGAGGCCGTGTACGACACGGACGCGCTCGCGCAGCACATCATCGACTGCGCCGAGGTCATCAACCGGCTGCTCACCTATCCGAAGGACGCACGCCGCGCGGTCCTGTACGACAACCTCCACGACAGCCTCGCCACGTTCGAGGAAAGCGCGCCCGACTATCCCGATCCCGACGACGATGCGGACGAGACCGACAGCGGGGAGGCCGTCGATCCGAACACCGGCGAGATCAAATAACCACACATTGAGAGAGGCTTATATGCAGCAGGCAAACAAAAAAGCCACCCGCAACGGGGTGGCTCAGGAAAAGATGTGGTCGATATCAGCGCTCCGACGTCTCATCGGTTGGCACGACGTCTATGGTTTCTGCGTCCACATACGCCATAAAGCCGTCCGGCACTCCGTCATTGTCGTTGACGCACACAAATTCATCGTCCTCACGATCTGCCGTCAGTTCGACGAACTTGCGCAGCTCACCGAACGTAAGCTGCTCGAAATCAATCGTCACACACATGCAGCGCTGGGTCTTCTTGTCGTTGCTCATAAGTCGATTATCGCATGTCGTGAAGGCGGCGCGCCATGTCTGTGAACTTCGACAGCACCTTCGGTTTCGATCCTGCGGTGCAGGACAGCAGCATGGCCGCGCGCGGACTGTACGCGACGATGGTGACGTGGTGCGACCACCAGATATACACGCGGCCGGACTCGTTCGACGGCACCTTCGACCTCAAGCGCGTCAGAAGCGTGGGCGGCACCGTCAGACTCGTGCGCGAACTCGTTGAAAACGGGCTCTTCGAGGAGGCCGGCGAAGGCGTGTACAGGGTCGTGACCCGTCGCGGCCTCGCCGTGTTCGGCAGCTTCAAGAACCAGAAGAAACCGCTTACGCCCGAAGAAGCCGCCGAACTGCACGAGAAGAAGGTCGTCGCCGGCCACGCCGGAGGCAAGGCGTCGGGCGAGTCCCGCAGGGCGAAAGCCGAAGCAAACAGGAAGCAAAACGAAGCAGACGCGAAGCAGACTGCTTCAACTTCAACAAAGCAAACAGGAAGCACTACCGTACCTAACCAAACCAAAACCATGCCTTCTTCCTCCCCTGACCCCTCCGGGCCGGGATCGAAGCAAACCGCGTCGGTCGCCGAGGCCGAGGCCAGGGCGTTGGCCGACCCGTTCGCCACGGCGTGGAACGCCTACCCACGCCACACCGGCTCGCGACGGGAAGCCGAGAAAGCGTGGGCCGCAGCCGTGGCCGGGCACGACGGCACGTCCGCCGTGACGGAAGCGCAGCTCATCGGAGCCGTCATCGCCTACGCCAAAACCGTGGACGACCCCAGATACGCGCCCAACATGAGCCGATGGCTGCGCCAAGGCGCATACATGGACACCATGCCCAGCCAGCCGAAACCATACCGGCACGCACTGCCCGACGGCACCGTCATCGACGACCGGTGGATCACCGGCCACATCCGGGACCACGTGCCCGTAGGCACCCTCACCGACGCGATGAGAGCCGACTTCTGGGCCAGCGTCAAAACCGGCATCGACCCGGAACAAAAAGCCAAGGAAATCATCAACGAATGCCAACGAAAGGCCAGCCGATGAGCAGCAAGCCAACAGCCGAGACCCGCAGAACCGTACAGAGGCGAGACCGATACCGATGCGCCATGTGCGACCGGGAAACCGGCAGCCACTGGAGCGGCGACAGCATCCACCACAGGGAACCGCGAAGCCACCCCTTCGACCGGCTCCACCAACCCGAAAACCTGCTCCAACTCTGCGGCAGCGGCACCACAGGATGCCACGGATGGGTACACGCCCACCCCGCACGCGCCTACCGGCTCGGCTACCTCGTCCACACGGGCAAAGACCCCGCCACCATCCCCGTCTACTACCGCACAGGCGGCTGGCAGCAGCTCAACAAGGACGGCACCCGCCATCCCTGCCCGCCACCCGAAGACCTCCCCACCCACATCGACATCAAGAAAGGCAACGAATGAACGACACCACGACAACCCTCGCCATCGGCCACCGGACCATCCGCCCCGCCCGCCAAGAAAACCCGACATGCTCCTATGGATCGACACCGAAACCACCGGCCTCGACCCCTACCAGTGCGAACTCCTGGAAGTCGGCATGCAAGTCACCGACATGACCGGCAAACACCCCCACGACAGCCTCCACCTGATCGTCCACCCCGACAACATACGCAACTGGGCCAACCACCCCGAACTCCTGAAAGCCTACGAAATGCACCTCGCCAACGGACTCATGCTCGCCAGCGCCGAAGCACCCAAGGACACCTACGACTACCAGCACACCGCATGGAACATCCACGAATTCCTCAACGACCAACTCAGCCAATACACACTCCACCCCGCAGGAACCAACGTGGACTTCGACCTACGCCAACTCGACGTCCACCTCAGCCGCCACCTCAACCACCCCATCGCCGAAGGGCTCCACCACAGAAAACTCGACCTCACCACCCTGCGCCTCACCGACCAAGCCATCGGCCGCGACCCCTACCAGAACCACGCAGGCACCCACCGAGTCCAAGACTGCATCCACAGGGACATCAACGACTACACCGCCTACCTCGACATCATGCGAGCCGGACACCAAGGCATCCAATCATGAACACCGGCAAACGAATACCCGCAACCCTCACGGCGATCCTCGCCATCCTCGCGCTCACGGCATGCGGAGAAACACCCAAAGGCGACGGCCAGGGCACCGTGAACAACCCCGACCCCGGATACGTCCGCTGGTACGAACTGCCCGACGGCAGCGCGGCTGTCCGATGCTTCTCCGACTCCGGCGGAGCGTCATGCGACTGGGGACACATCGAACTCAAGGACAAGCAATGAGCACCCACACCACAACCCCCGCCCCGCAGACCATCGAACTCATCCGCCGCCTCCTGGAAGCAGCCCACCGACCCGAACCGGCCAACGATCCGACCATCTGCGCGATCTGCGGCGCACCGCTCACCGACAGCACGTCATCCATCTGCCCCGACTGCCGGGAACTCGAAAAGGACTGGTAAGCATGCACACCACATGGGCCAACGACCCCGTCAACTCACCAAACCACTACACACGCTCGCACCCGGGCATGGAGTGCATCGAACTGACCGCAGACACCAGCTTCTGCCTCGGCAACGCCATCAAATACCTCTGGCGCTACCACAGCAAGGGCCGACCCGTCGAAGACCTCGAAAAAGCCCGATGGTACCTCTGCCACGTCATCGACCACGACGAGAAGATCGCATGGACACGCCAACAACACGCCATCCTCGACACCCTCGCCAACGATCCCGCCATCCCCGACGCCGAAGCGCACACATGGGCGAAACTCCGGCAAGGCTTCCCCTATTCGGCCCTCGCCTGCCTCGACCGCCTCATCGAACACGAAAGGAACCAACAATGAGCACACGCCTCTACTACGACCAATACGGCATTCCGACCGACATCAGCGAACTGGAGGCGTGGAGTGAGTAGTCAGTATTGCAAGCCCTCTGGCAGTGATCCGGTATGGCGTTGCCCGGTCTGCGGTCAATGGTGGCAACTCGACCTACCGGACGGCGACTTCTGGGAGCCGATAAGCACGCTCAAAGCGTTCCTGCAGTTCCACCCGAAATGGAAAGCCGAACGCAAACACCGAAAGGCCCGCATATGAGCATCGACATCACCCAACAGGCATTGAACGCGCTCGCCGACGCCGGCCTCGGCAACGACAGCCCGGCCGAGGCGGAACGGCTCGCCATGCGCCTGCACGAGCAGGTCGGCGACTGCCCGATTGCCCACGAGAGCGGCAATGCCATGGACGACAGCGAGCGCGAATGGTGGGTCAATCTGGCAGCGAGCGCATGGACGCTCATTGACGGGACGGAGGAAACGGAATGAGGAACGGTAGACCATGGGCTGTGAGGATCATGCCGGCCTTCGTGTGTGTGTTTGCAGCGTTCGTGGTCGGTTACGGGCTTGGCGAACAGGCGCAGCTCGGCGAACAGGATGTGCAGACCGTCACGCAGGAGGTGCGGCAGACCGGCGACGTCAAACGCCTGTGCATGACCGTCAAGACCGGCGAGCGCATCGACGCCATGAGCTGCGAGCTCATCGACCCGCTGAGCGGAGGCGTCAAATGAGACCACGACTCACTTACGCGCAGAAGAGTGTGCTGCTCCAGCTCGTCAACCACGGCGACATGCAGCCCGCCGACGGCAACCACAAACGCACCTTCCAATCCCTGGAGGAACGCGGATACACGCAAGACGTCGGATACGGACGCTATGCCATCACCGAGGCCGGCCGTCGCGCGCTGCAAAAGGACTTGTCATGAAACGCCTGAGCATCGTCTTCACCTGCGACAGCGAACCAATCGGCCTCTACGAGATCGAACGCAGGCTCAGGACGGCGGGCTTCAAAAGGCCGCAGGCCGGTTCGATCATGGACGCCGAACAGTCCGACGAACTCGCCGAAGCCTACGAACAAGGCAAACAGGCCGTGTTCGACGCCATGAACCACTTCGACGAACTCGCCATCGTGGAACGCGCCAACCCCTACCGAAAGGACGGCCGATAACCCATGGACTGGCGACATCAGGCCGCATGCCGCGACCACGACCCCGAACTCTGGTTCAGCGGCAAACCATACGAACAGGCGGCCGCGCTCGCCATATGCCGGTCATGCCCGGTCATCGGCGAGTGCCGCCGGTTCGCCGACGAGCACAACCGGATCAACGGCTACCAGTTGCAGGGCATCTGGGGCGGCCGCCGATACGGGGTCAAATGACGACCCAAGAAAGGAAATCTTATGAACAACATCGACGCCAAAATCACCGCCTGGCAGCTAGGCCCCGTCACCATCATGCGAGGCACCGCCACGCCCGGCCGTGACGTGACGCACCCGGAATGCTTCGGCCGGTTCACTGTCGTCGCCCTCTCCTACGGCGGCGCGATCCGCAAGTGCATGCGCCGCGTCGCCCAAATGTGCGCCAAGCACTCCGCATGCGAACATCTCGACCGGCAGGAGGCACGGGCGTGAGAGTCACCGAAGGCGTCAGGAAGATCATCGTGGAATGGCACGGCAAGGGCGTGCCGCCGGAAGAGACCGCGCGATCCCTGCGCATCCCCATCGACGAGGTGAAGGCCATCATCCTGCAAGCCCACCCGGCACCCGCGCCGGAAAAACCCGCCGGCATCGGCGACAATAGAAGAGAAAGTTAAGGAAAGTCAGCAAACCGTTGAAAACAAGCCGTTCCCGGCCAATCCACCACGTCGGGAACGGCTTCGGGAAAGTAAAAGCCCCCACCTTTCGGCAGAGGCTCGCATTGTCCAACAAGCGAGTATAGCACCAGCGAAAGGGCGGGTATGATGGAACAACGAACATGCGCGGCCTGCGGCAAAGCGGCCGGCGACGCGAACCTGTGCAAGGAATGCGTCAAGGACTGGGCGAAACGCCTCGCATGGCTCCTGAAGGCCGGCATGCCAGCCCTCCAACAGATCGCCTACAAACAAGCCACCACCCGCGAACGCTCGCCACGCCACGGCAACAGGGCATACGCGGCCCCGCCGGTCAACGAAGCCGCCCAAGCCCTGTACTCCGCAGTGGAAACGCACCTGCAACTCACCGGCGGCATGCTCGGCGTCAAACCGATCGGCCACGACCGATACGACCGGCCCCGCACCCTCATGCAATGGGCCGACATCACCCGCCTGCTGCTGCACCACATGCCCGACCTCGCACGACTCGACACGGCCGGCGACCTATACGCCGACCTGATCCGCCTATCGGAAAAGGTCGAAACCGCCACCACGCACGCCGGCGAGCGCCGTCTTGTCGGCGTATGCCCCAACTGCCTGAACACGAAGGGGACGACGACGAGCCGATACGCACGCCGATCTACGCCGCCCGCTCCGCGCGGTATACGGTGTGCCCCGAATGCGGCGCATGGCTCGACTTGAAGCGCGTGCGGTTGGAGTACCTGCGCAGCGCGGGGCTCATGCACATCACGCGCACGCAGGCCGACGCCGCCCGATGGGTGCGGGAGAACACGGGTGTGAGCGTGACGGGCAAGGACTTGGCGAACTGGCGCAGCCGGGGCAAGATGCCGTCCACGCGGCGCATCGACCGGCATTATTGGGAGTGGAACATCATAGATCTGTTGGCCTGCGCGCAGGATCGCGCCGAGCGCGACGGCGGCGACGTTTGAACGTGAGACGGTTTCGTGTTACGCTGTCGCGTGTAATCGGAGTATCGGAAAAGCCTGTCCCATCGGGGATGGGCTTTTTCGTATCCGATCCCCTTGGATGGTTGGCCGAGCGGTCGAAGGCACCCGCTTGCTAGGCGGGCAGGCATGACAACCGACCTCATGCTTCGCGGGTTCGAATCCCGCACCATCCGCCAGCCGCCGCCGGCACCGTGCGCAACCGGCGTATGCGGCACCCGAGAAACCACCACAGACAGACGCCTCGCCGGCGGTTCTTTCCTCTTCTTCCCGCCGGCGAGCGCAGTCTGTCGATCCGTACAGGCGTTCGATTGGAGGCGTGCGTGGGCAATCCGCGGTACAGCAATGGCTATCGCCGCCGGCGCGAGCGCGAGCGGTGGCGGCACATGCGGGCCGACTGCTACATCTGCCATCGGCCCATCGACTACGAGCTCAAGGCACCGCATCCATACAGCTTCGTCGTGGACGAGACCATCGCCCTGGCGCGCGGCGGCACGCTCACGCACGACAACAGCGGGCCCGCGCACCGATGGTGCAACGCCATCAAAGGCACGCACAGTCTGGCATGGGCGCGCGAGCGCGTCGCCCAGCTCATCGCCCAGGGCAAAGCCCCGCAGCGCATCGCGCCGGTCTCGGCCGGGCCGATCCGATGCTCGGACTGGTTCGGGGGTGGGGAGTAGACCCCACCCGGCCCCGCCGGGGCGACCACGGGCAAAGCGCCGTTTTTCCCCCGGGCTTTTTTCCACACTCGAACGGAGGCCGTCTTGGTGTCCAGAACGTCGAAAACCCCTCGCTCGAAGAGCGCGTCGAAGTCCCATAGGGTCAGCAACGCCGCCGCTTCCGGGGATCGCCGCCGCCTCCTGGTGGCGATGCGCAACCTGATCGCCGAAAAGCTCGACGAAGGGTCGATAAGCTCACGCGACCTCGCGTCATTGACGAAACGGCTCGCGGACATGAGCGCCGAGATCGAGGCGATCGACAAGGCGTCGAACGGGCACGATCCGGCCATGCAGGCCCTGGACACGGAGGACGAACGATTGGACGAACACGATGATTGACGGGGCGAGCTGCCAGATCATCCCCGACGATTTGTACACCAGCGGAGAGCCGAGCCTCAACAGGCTCGCCGCAGCGGCGGGCGACCGGTTCGACGTCTGGCAGCGGCAGATCAACCGGATCATCCTCGCGAAAAGCGCCGACGGCTTCTGGAGCGCCCGCAACACGGTGCTGTCGATCCCGCGCCAGACCGGCAAGACCTACGACATCGGCTGGATCGCGATACACCGCGCCGCCCGAACCCCCGGCATGCGCATCGTGTGGACGGCCCAGCACTTCAGCGTCATCAAGGACACGTTCGAAAGCCTGTGCGCGATCGTCCTGCGCCCGGAAATGAGCGGTCTCGTTGACCCCGACCACGGCATATCCCTGGCCGCCGGCAAGGAGGAAATACGCTTCCGCAACGGGTCGCGCATCTTCTTCCGCGCGCGAGAACGCGGCGCATTGCGCGGCGTCAAGAAGATCGCCCTGCTCGTCATCGACGAGGCCCAGCACCTGTCCGACTCGGCGATGGCGTCGATGCTGCCGACCCAGAACCGCGCCTGGAACCCCCAGACCATCTACATGGGCACCCCGCCCGGGCCAAGGGACAACGGCGAAGCGTTCACCCGCCTCAGGGACAAAGCGCGCGCCGGCCGCACCCACAGCACCCTCTACGTCGAATTCACCGCAGACCGCGACGCCGACCCCCTCGACCGCGACCAATGGAGGAAAGCCAACCCCAGCTACCCGGCCCACACCAGCGACGAATCCATCGCCAACCTGTGGGAAAACCTCACCGGCGACGACTTCCGGCGCGAAGCCCTCGGCATCTGGGACGAACACGCCCTCAGCCAAGCCATCGACCGCCGCCAATGGGAGGAAGCCACCATCGAGCGCCGCCGCCCCGGCGGCGTCATGAGCTTCGGCATCGACATGAACCCCCAACGCACACGCCTGACCATCGGCGCATGCATGCGATACGACGACAACACCGCCCACATCGAACTCGCCGAATACAGGGACACCAACCACGACGGCACCATGTGGGCCGTCAACCTCATCGACAAGGTCTGGGAACAAACCGCCGCGCTCGTCATCGACGGGCAAAGCCCCGCCACCGCGCTCCTGCCCGACCTCGCCCAGGCCGGCGTCACCGTCACCGTCACCGCCGCCACCGACATGGGCCGCGCCTGCGGACGCCTCCAGGACATGCTCAGAGACGGCACCCTCACCCACCTGCCCGAAGACGGCCAACAACCACTCTGGCAAGCCGCCAACAAAGCCACCACACGCCCCATCGGCAAAAACGGCCTCTTCGGATGGAACCGACCCGACGACGACACCGACATCAGCCCACTCAACGCCGTCACTCTCGCACTCCACGGGGCCATGACCACCAGAAGAGACCCCACCCAAGAAACGGAGACATGGTTCTAATGCCCGCCACCGACCACAACGGCCTCGCCATCACCAACCCCGCCACCCAAGACGCCTACCTCGCCGTCCAATCCGCCAACATCACCCGCATCAAAGGCGTCGAAGACGACGACATGCCCACCATCCAAAAACTCCTCACAACATGGCGCGACCACTACGCACGCAACATGCTGAGAGCCGAATACTACCAAGCCCGATACCGATACAACGGCGTCGCCTACAGCATCCCCAAACAAATGCGCGCCCTCGCCAAACCGATGATCGGATGGCCCAACAAAGCAGTCCGAGCGCTCGCCGACCTCAACGTGTTCGAGGGCTTCGACGCGCCCGACCCGCTGCAGGCGCAGGTGGACGAACTCGTGGACGACAACGCATGGGACACCGACGTCTCCGAGGCGATCACCAGCGCCTACATCCACGGATGCAGCTTCATCACCGTGTACGAAGACCCCGACGAACCCGGCCGCATCCTCATGCTGCCCCGCTCGGCCGACTGGAGCGCGGGCATCTGGGACCGCCGACGCCGCCGCCTCGGCTCGGCCTTGACCATCACCGACAAGGACGACAGAACCGGGCGCATCACCGCGTTCACCGCATGGCTGCCCGGCAAGGTCTACGAAATCGACGACAGCGAAGGCCAGTGGACGGCGCGGACGATCGAAACCCACCTCGACCGGCCAAGCGTCGTGCCCCTCGTCAACGACGCCCAGTCCTACCATCCGCTGGGCAACAGCCGCATCACCCGCACGCTCATGAACCTGACCGACTTCGGCCTGCGAACCATGGTGCGCATGGAGGCCACCGCCGAATTCTATGCAGCCCCCCGCGTGTGGTTCATCGGAGCGTCGAAGAAGTTCACCGACGACACATGGAGCAGCATCGTGAGCGTCATGAACGGCATGCCCGCCAACAAGAACGGCGACAAGCCCACCATGCAGCAGCTCCAGCAGGCATCCATGACCCCGCACGCCGACATGCTGCGCACCATCGCCCTCATGGTCAGCTCGGAAACCGACATCCCCGTCAACGACCTCGGCATCACGATGGACAACCCCGCCTCGGCCGAGGCGATGGCCGAAGCCGAACGCAAACTGTCCCGCACCGCCGACCGGCAAAACAAGCGCTTCGGCCGCGCGTTGAAGGAAGCCATGAGCATCGCACTGGCCTATCAGGGCGCAGACCCCGACGCATTGCGCGAACTGCGCCCCATCTGGGCACCGGTCAAGGAAACCAGCGACGCCGCCCGCGCAGACTGGTACCAGAAGGTCGCATCCACCAACCCCGACTTCGCCGACAGCGACGTGGGACTCACCCGCGCCGGCCTGACATTGGACGAGATCAAAGCCCACCGGGCCTACGAGAAGCAGAAACGCACCGAAGCGGCCGTGGACACGCTACGCGCCCGCCTGCACGCCGCCGATCAGACCGCCACCGGAACGGAGGCCGAGAATGGACAGCAACAGCCTGCCGCCGAGCAACCTCAGCCCGGCGCAGCGTAAAGCGTTCAACAGCCACCTCAACGACCTGTGGGACGACTACCAGGACGAACTGTCCGACCTCATCATCGAGGCCAAGACGATGGTGCCCAACAGCCTCTACTTCGGCGATGATCCCACCGGCCAAGCCCGCCTACAACTGGAAGACTACGCGCGCAAGGCCAACCTCATCGCACAGGACTACTACAGGAACGTGCGAGCCGCATGGGCCGAAGCCGCCGGCATCACCATGCCCGATTACAAGGAGGCGCAGGTCAGCTCAGACCGCGCCTTCTGGCAGATCGTCGGCGGCTACAACAACACCATGCACGTCGGCGCGAAATTCACCGACGTCATCAACGGACGAAGCAAAGCCGGCCTGACCATGGATCACCTCTGGGCCGTCAACACGCAAGGCTACACCGAAGACGACTGGGCGCGCCTCGCCAAGGACATCATCAACGAGACCGCACGCCTCACCGGACGCTTCACCGCCCAAAACGACCCCACCCGCCCCAAATACGCGCGAGTCCCCCAAGGAAAGACCTGCGCGTTCTGCGCCATGCTCGCATCCCGAGGCTTCGTCTATGCCAGCGAGGACACCGCCGGCAAATGGAACAGATACCACCACGACTGCGACTGCAAGATCGTCCCCTCATGGGGAGAGACCAAACTCGAAGGCTACGACCCCGACAAGTTCAAGCGCATGTACAAGGCCGCGAAATCACGAGCTGGCACTTCGGAAACCAATGCCGTAATGAAGACCATGAACCACATGTTTCCCGACGAGCTCACCTCTGGGGTGTTCGAACTATCGGCCGAATGGCCCGCCGAGGTCATCCAGTCACGGGCGAAAACATGGGATCATGTCTTCGAGAACCACGGTCCCGACGCGACAATACCCGGCAAGACCCATTTTCCGAAGGAATGGGACGAGAAGAAAATCAAGTGGGCTGTAGAGGAGACCGTCGTGGCTCCCGACCTCGTCATACCGGCTGGCAGGGAACGTCAAACCCTGTATAAGATAGTGGAAGACGAGATCGTCCGCGTGTGGCTCCAGAAAACCAGAAACACCGGCGGTCGATTCACCGTCCACACGGCACACCCAGTCGTGCCGCAGCAAAAGGAGAAGCTATGGCAACAGATTCGCAATGCGAAGCCGCATACCGGCGGCTGAGGCCATACTGCGACGTCCTTGAGGAAGCCGAGGAACTGGATTACGGCCTAGCCGCCGGCGAACAGTACTACGCCCTGAGCTGGCTCATCGCCGCGATCCTCGAAAACCACGTAACCGTGCCGCAAGAACCCCTGCTCGACGCCTTCGGACTGCTCGAAGATGAAGACAAGGACGAATACGCCTCGGCCCTCGACAAAGAACTGGCCCAGCCGACATAGCTCCGGCCCATTCAAGCCACCCTCGCCGGGTGGCTTTTTCAATGCCCGAAGACGGGCATCCAAGTTTTCAGCCACCCGCACGGGTGGCTTTTTCAATGCCCGGAAAGGGCTCAACCACAAGGAGAACAACCATGTTCCTCAACCACACACCCCGTCACGTCCGATTCGTCGCGGCCCCGCCGG